GAGGCAAAACTATTAATACCTAGTTCAGTTTCATTTCCGTATTCATCTGTCTTCTTTTGTGAATCTCTCCAAATCTGTGCAAATTGATCATCATCTTGGTTTGGTGTTGATGTTATTATACATTTACCACCTGTTGCTAATGTAGGTGATAATGCTGTCCAGAAATCTCTTGCGATATTTGGTCGTACAAATGCAAACTCGTCTAAATATGCTAGTGATATAGACATACCACGACCCGTGTTATCAGTAGTGGCTTGTGCAATAATACGACTACCATTATCAAATTCCAATGAACCTTTGTTGTATGATGTTGCGCCCGCTCTCAAATAATCAGGCAATGTCTCGTATGCAAAACGAATACGCTGCATTATCTCCTGTGCACCACTATATTTGTGTGCTGCAATTAGGATTGTTTGATCTGGTACAAACATTGCATACCATAACAGATAGCCAGCAGCACATGTTGATTTTCCCATTTGTCGGGAAATCAATGCTACTGAGTTTCTATGATTGTGATATACATCAACTAATTCTTCTTGAAAATCAAACAACTCAAATCTCATTCTACCCTTCACTGGATGCTGTATCCAACAATGAGTCTTCATAAAATATTTTGGGTCTTTAATACATTTCGCTAATTCTACCAATTGCTCATGTGTATAATTTTCTTTTTGATGTGGTGTTTTTACTAATTTAGTATCTGATGACATATAGGTATTTACTAACCTTCTCTATTTTGATATGATATTTTTTATTGATATTTCTAAATCTTCCAAAAAGGTATCAATGTCAATATCATCTGATTCAACAACTTCATTGGTTTTTGATTTTCTTTTATCTTGACTACCACTCTTCACAATAGTATTAGGATTCACAGTAGAAGTACTACCAGAAAATTTCCATTTAACGGATACTTTTCCATCACTCTCAATTTTAATTATTTTACCTGATGAACCCTTTGTGGCGTGTACAATGATATCGCCTTTCTTTAACGCTGCACCAGATTTATCGTTAGTAGATTCGGCAACTTGTGGATTTCTTGATAATTTACTGTCATCTACCCATCCTTCTGCATCACTCGTTTGTGACTTAATCAATACTTGATCAAAATCATTAGGATTAATGCCTACTACTTCATAAGATTTATTTTTATATCCTACAATATCACCAACCCTCAAAGGAGTTTCTAGTAATACTGCTTCCATCAATTTTCTCATATCGTTCATAATTTCTTCCTTAAATAATTGCCGTTTTTTATATACATAGTAGCGAATTACATATAATGGATAACGGCATCCCCTCTCCTTAGAATAAAAACGGACAAGCCATAATTACAACGGTCTAAGGTCTAAGTTCTTTATAGTCCAGCGTTTTTAAGCAAGATAGCCAATTCTTTAGATTCTTCCAATGATTCTTCTTTATCATCTTTTGATCCCTTCTTCGATCCGATCATCTTTGCAAATGCTGCTTTTTGTGCTGGGCTTTGTGCTTCTTCTAATGTTTCATCTAATTCAGATTTTCCTTTCTTCATTTTATCAACATATTTCGTGCTGTCTTTTCCATAACCGTGACGCTGTGCCATGCTCATCAATGTCTCATCTGACTTGCTGCTATATGACTTTGCAAATTCACTTGGTGTCATATCAGTAATTGCCTGCTTACTTTTAATTACACTTGCTGGCATTCCTGCTTCTTCCAAAGATTCGTATGCTTCATCGACCCAATGAGAACCAGATTCGTCATCGCAATCATGTGAACAATCAGTAGTTGGCTTGTGCATTTCATCACCACAATCTTTACATACTTTAGTTGATGAAACTGCTTCTTTAACGTCTTTTGCTGCATCTTTCATATCTTCGTCTGTGTCACCATCTTTGTCAATGTCTGCAAAGTCTGGCTTATTCTTAGATGCTTCGTATAATGATTTCATACTGTCTACAGTATGTTCAGTTACACTCACCTTCTTGTCTTCGGCATCCATATAACGCTTCAATGACAAGTTTACAGGTTGTGCAAAATCATACGCATCTCCATGAGATGTCGCTTCTAGTTCTGCTGCGCCTTCAGGCGAATTTGCCCATTCATTTAATTTCTTTTCTATCGCTTCCTCAGATAGTCCTGCATTGTGTAACATTGTTACTAATTGTGTGGTATCCATTGTAGGACTCTCCTTTATTGATTCTTCTGTAGGTAATGTGTGGCGCAAATCTGCTGCCATATTCATCAAATGATCTTTCTTTATAGGATTGGCTGTTTTCTTAGCCTGTGCTTCATAATTACTAATCATTTTCCATGTGCGATCTACCTTAGACGATGCTATATCATCCGATTCTGGTAATTTACCTGTAGGACCTGCTAACTTTGGACGTTTAATTCTTAATATTTTAAATTTATCACTAGAGAAACGATTTCCTACCCTTTTCATATTAGTGATTACTTTCTTGGCATCTTCTAATGACTGATATTTGGAATCTTCGAGTTTTTTACCATTATGAGTTATCTGATAAATAAAATCCTTATCTGGACTAGTCTTCGTTATCCTATGGTTATTCGCTCCACCAATCCCTTCTTCCATTGCGTCAATAAATTTAACTGGGAATAAAGCGGTGACGCCTGTCTTCGGATGAAGGTGTAACGCCATGTAAGTGTCATCAATCTTAGATCGGTAGTCACTATGTATCTTAGCATAATCTGATTTTGTCATTTCTATTTCACCAGCATCATTGATTTTAGCCATTGGTCCCATTGCTTCGTCAACTGATTCAGTTTGCATTGCAGTAATTATATCATCTGTGCTGATACCAATTTCGTCACTTAGTGTATCACCTTCTTGTGCTACAAAATTCATACTATCACTGGTAACACTAACAATATTAAACTCACCTTCGTATATATCACCAAATGCATTAATTGTTACTTCAACTTGCATTGCAGAAACATCAATATCATAATCTTCTGATCCTTCTGATGAACCGAATCCATTTGCGGTTGCTGTGAATACTTCACTATTTTCGGTGCGCTGGATATTATCTAATGTTACATTTCCATCTACTAATACAGTAGATTTTGAATCACTTGCTTCTAATGTGGACTCAATTGATTCCATCAATGTTCTCATATTATGCATCGTCTTTCTCCTGATCTTTTTTTAATTTAAGTAGTTCTTTAACAAACGAAGTATTGTACTTGTCACCAAAATAATCGTCTGGATTTATTGACTCTGCTTCTGAATAAGTGCTATCTGCTAATAAACTTGAAACTTCCTTCGCATCTGCTCCATTCAATTCCATTTCTGCTTTTTCTAATGGCTCTTGGTCAGAACGCACTTTCATAAAGCCGTCACTTATTCCTAATAGAGTTTGTAGTTCTGTTTGTATCTGGTACGCACTTGCTGGTAAATTTGTTTCAAATTCAATAACAAAGATTTCATAACCACGTAATTGTGGGAAATCATAAGGTACGCTTTGTAGCATTAACTTTGTTGGTGAACTTACTTTCTGCACATCGTACTTCGCTAAGTGATTTTCAATGCGAGTCAAATCTTCGCCAGAGCATTCCTTTGCTAACTTGATGCGATAAGTGTATGTTTTCTTTGATTCTGTCAAATATTGTGTAAAGGACTTCATGGTTTTAATTCTCCTAATATTATAACTATTTATCTTTATTGAAAAATTCACCTGTCTTAATACGATTTACACAATAAGAGAAATCATCATATGCTTATGTATCTTCTTCCCCTTTATCCATTGAGGCTAATATGTCTGCTAACATATCTGTACGGTTTCCTATCAATCTACCATCAATTGCTTCAGGATCTTCTGGATTGTTTTTATTGAGGATATGATCAACTTTTCGGTTATCCATGTTAAGTCGTTCTTTGCGCATCTGCAACTCAATCATTTTTATTTTTTTATCCATCTTTGTTTGCTTTGCGGTTATAGCGGCTGATAACATTTTACTTGCACTATCCAATAATGCTGCTGCATTTCTATCGTCTACATTCTTTGCCAACTCTACTATATCATCAAATGCATTGATTGCCTTTTCTGCGTAGTCATCCATCTCTCGGTCTATCGCTTCTAAGCCCACCACCATCGGCAATGCAGCATCTACTTTCATAGACATATCCATAGTTGTTGATTGCGTTGATATTTGTTTCTTGAGTTCTGCTATCACTTCTTCTGATGACGGAACTATCTCATTTTCATCATCATCAAAATTAAATGATATATCTTCTATAGGCGGTAAATTAAATGTATCGCTTAGTTTCTGTGTCATTTCTTTTTCCTTTGCGCTTTTGTTCGCTTTTTGGGCTTATTGAATATCTCATGCTCGGTAATAACTCGAAAACCTAAACCCTTTGATCTACACCAATGTCTCGCTGCTTCCCATTTTGCGTGATTGACTACTGCGGCTGCTTTTTGTGATTGACTTTTTGCTTCACCTAGTGTCTGTCCCGCTGGTTTTATTTCTACCATCTCTGCGTGTTGCTTACCATTTGCATCTTGGTATACCATCAATAAATCTGGTACATAATTGGAATTTTTTCCAGTAAGTGGGTTTTTGTATGGAATGCGATGTGTTTCAGAACCCCATCCTAATACAGATGGGTGATTATCGCACATTCTGAAAACAACTAGTTCCCAACTTGAACGATAACGAGGTGCACCCTTGCCTAAGTATTTAGCAGGGTTTTTAGGTGTGTATAATCCTTGATGGAATTTTGCCATTATTACTGACCTGCTTTGAAGTCACTGATGTTTGCTTCAAATTTTTCTGCTGTATTGTAGAGGCTTTCGGCTGCACCTGATATTTCCTTGGTCGTTAACCATTCACTTCTATTAGTAGATAGATTGAATACACCTACTTTATTAATCTGTCTGCTTTCATCAAATTCTACAGTAGGACCGTGTGGCATAACTAGCTTCCCATGCTTTGCATATATTTCTGATGCTTCATTATATAAAACTGCTTCGTCTGCTGCTTTTGCTTCGTCTGCGCTTAATCCAGGAACATCTGTTATTGTCGCTGGTACAATAGATTCGACTGTTGTTATTGACTCTTGTCTAAGAGAAGATGATGCAACTGGTTCTTTCGCTAGTTCTATGCCATTGGTGGTTGTTTTATAACCCTCGTATGTAAAATCTATACGATATTGCACTGGTGCTGATTCTGAATAATTCAGTGTGTCACCTTGTATATTAGTAATAACAGGATTATAAATTTCTATAATGTTTTTATCTTCATCAGAAGACGTTCTAATTATCTCTATCTTAGTAACATAATAACGTTTACTGGTTAAATTAAAACCCTTGCCGCTTTCACCAGAAAGAAAGGTTGCATTAATAACATCATCTTCCATGACATCCTTGTTATCAGACATAGGACTTGAATAATAATGATTATTGTATCCAACTAGAAATTTTTCTATCTCTGCATCTCGTGTGTCATATGCAGACAACGATATAGGAGTGTAATCAATTCCAGTTTGAATTGTACGCTTCTTGTTATATTGATTTAATGTCTGAGTCTTCATAGAATGACCCGGCATTTGTATTTCAGATATTCTAGATAATTCAAGAGGCTTGGTACTGCCAATGTGATATATCTTTACAATAAACTGAAACTTACTTCTGGGAACAAATAGATTTACAGACGAGCCACGCTGGTCTTGTCCGTAAATCTTTGATGCGTAATTTGTTATCTTACTCATATTTAACTAACTTAATTAAACGGTCGCTGCTTTGCCGTTGGCAAATGTAGTCAATGTAGCATGATCATAACGAACAGTCATTTGTACTTGCACAACATCTGATGTTGCATAATTCAAATCACCGAATGTGGTGCTTGGAAGGAAACATCCTTCAAGTTCCCATGAATCAATAACTGGTGCATTACCACCCGCTTGTGAACCATCTAGTGTTTCAATTTTCATGCTGAACTTATAATCGCTACCAGCGTTTGCACTTTCTTGTGTTGCATGATTTACTTGTTTGTTCATTTGATCACGAATCGCAAGTATAACATGGTTATTGGTATCATCACGTAATACTACCGTAATATCCTGCCACATGTGCTTTCCTGCAAGACGAATTTTTGAGTTGTATGTGTCGATGGTAACATCTTCATGATCAACTGATGGTCTTGTTGCACTAATTACATTTTGTGTAACTAACAGTCCAGTTGCAGTACCCAAATTAGTAAATGTAACACGAAAGCGATATTGTAATTTTGGCATCAGTGTTTGTACGGTACTTGACCCTACTGGAATACCAAAGTTTGTTAAAACAGCCATTTTCTTTCTCCTTAGAATTTAAATAGACTATCATAGTGATAGGCTATTATATATATAAATGTATTTATGCTTTTTGCGTTTTTATTTTTCAATAAATATTTTGCAATAAAAAACCCACATGAAGTGGGTTTTTTTAAACATTAAACTTAATATTTGTTAACTTAAATCACCAGTATTGACAATACGAACTGGAATATAAATAAATTCACCAGACTTCGTAGGTTCAATTGCAATATCAACATAAATTTCATTGCGATCAATACGTGCTGTTGTGTTATTGGTAGTATCACATACTACGCTGAAATCATACACACCACGATTAGCACGAATGTTTGACAAGAAACCATCAAACGTTGCCTTGACATTATCACGAATCGCTTCGTCATTTGGCTCAAACAAATATGGGCGAGAGATAACTGCAAAACGCTCACGCAAATATGCTACCAATCTTGCTACGTTAACACGATCTAATGCGCTTGCTGATGCTGTTAGTGTCTTCTGACCAAAGATAACGATACCTTCTGTTGGGAAGTTAACAACTGGATTCAATTTATTCAAATACATTGTATCACGATGTCCTTGTGTCAATGCAACTGCTACGAATTCATTTTCCGAATTGATATAACCAACATTAGATGCATTCTGAACAACACCACGAGTCAAGCCCGCTGGTGCAAACCATTGGTAACTAACATTATCACTATATGCATAAGTGTAAAGAACACTATGTGATGCTGGTGCAACTACACTTGCGCCTGATACTGGATCAGTAGTCAATACACTAGGATAGTAAGTTGCTGCATAAGTATTTTTACTTACTAAGCCGTTTTCGCCATTCTCTGATGCGCCATTTCCTTGTACCCAAGAGATTGCATCTGTTGGAGTCAATCGGAATGGTGCGTCTGCAACAATAAATGCTGTTTCATTACGATCAGAGTTTAATGTTGTCATTTCATCCATCAACTCTGGATAGCCAGGTGCTGCGATTAAACGGAACTGAATTGTTTCTTCGCGTAATGCTGAACCTGATACGCTTGCTTGCATTGCTGATGATACAACCTTACGTTGTGCCAAACGACCAAATGATCCAGCACCAGAGAATGCATTACTAGCGAAGTTGCGCCATTTCCATGCAGTTGTCAATGTCGTGTCATACTTACGTACAGTATTCTTTGAACGACACATGTTAACTGCTGATGTTCCTTCTGCATGTAACAATGGGTTAGGTCCGCCTGCTAATACGTCTGCTGCTAATACATAAGAGCCTGCTGCTGAATCTAAATCAGTGATATCACCAAATACTACACCATTAGATGTGCTTTGATCTGTATTGTCTTTAACAACCCATGCTGAACCATTGCTACGATATATAACTGGATATCCGTCTGCATCTGTATCAACCCAATAATCACCATCTGATCCGACTGCTGGTGCAGATGAAACATACGCTACATTAGTTGCTTTCTTCCATTTCTGTACACCACCATCTACTGCTACTTCAAAAATAGCCAATTCGTTTACTGCTGCATCAAACCAAATAGTGTCATTTGCTGCTACGCCAACGGGTGCAGTTGTTTGAACTTTTGAAATCATGTCATCAAATGAAGTAGTAGTTGAATTGTAACGATGAATTGATATGAAACCATCATCAACGTCAAACCAAATATCACCTTCTGTTAATACACGTGCTGTTGCTGCTGTACCATCTTGGAAAGTATCACCAACCACACCCGTAGGTGCTGCTGCTTGTACATACATTGCAGTCTTTGATACAAATGATCCTGCTGCGGTAGTGAATAATGAAATATCATAATCAATGCCTGCGCCTGGAGATGTTGTCTTAATCCATACATCGCTTGCTGCTGGCGAAGATGGTGCTGTGTAATGTGGTGACATTGTTGATGATGCGCCACCAGTTGTCCAACTAGAATCCAATGCAACCCAAGAACCACTCTCACCAATCCAATAATGAACGTGTGTTGATGATACTACTTGTTCGATTGTAACTAGGTATTCACCGTTTACAACGGCTGCTGATGGTGCTGCGTTGTGTGTTGAAACGATTTCAACACTTGGTGTTACTGCTGTCCAACCACTTGCGGTGTATTCAAAAATACCAAACTTAGATAGTGTTGGATTTACCCAATAAGTGTTTGTCACTGGTAAGCCGACTGGCTCTGCTGTCTTAGGACGAAGTGCCACTAAATCGACATCTGCACGAACAACATATGCTGCTGATGCTTGACCTAAGAATGAATATGCTGCTAATAGACCGTAATCATTAGTTTCATCGCCTTGTTGTACTGTACTTGATACTGTGCGGAAATCTACATTTCCGAAGTATTGAGTTAGTTCACGTTGTGATGTTACTAGGACCGGGCTTCCTGCTACTGCTGATTTGGTATATTTTGCAATACCATCAATTTCTGTGCCAGTTGGGTCAACTTTGTCTTGACCTGTAGCGATAAAAATCATTGGTACTGTGCCAGCGCCTGCTGGTCCGTATACCGACTCGTCTGTTATTTGTACCTGTGTTCCAGGCGATACAAGATTTGCCATTTTTGGAGTTCTCCTTTATTTTATTTTACATGTAATTACTAGTTTATGAATCTATATCATTGTTAGTATTTAGCGTAAGTTAAAGAAAATGCTCTATTACAGCGTTAACATAGTAGTTTAATAGTGTTCTGTCGGAAGTCTTCTAATGTTGATGTGTTATACATAGTATGGTTGAATTCCCATCCCGCCCACCTAAATTCACTTGGGTGTACCTCTGGAAATGCTACTTCCATATGATTGCCATTATCGTATATTTGATATTCTTCTTCTAGTGGGGTAGTGTTTGTGGTAACTGCAATGTCCCACCAGTTTGGTAAATCATATCTCCACACAGATGCAGTAGTTCCACCCAATCGCTTGATTACGTCTAACTCGTTGAAGAATCGACAATCAGAAATAACAATATTATTATCAATTTGTAGAATCTTGCGTTCTGCTGCTGCTACCCATATATCTGGATTAAAATGTGTTCGCATGACATCTGTACCGATATACTGTAATGCATATCTAGGTGTAAAATTAGGTATTCCTAATCTATTAGACCACCATGTGTCTACTCGCTCTCTCCAAACCCTACTCTCAGGCGTATTACCTTCTAATAGAGTACGATCCCAACTAAAAATATTCGCAACAGCATCTTTCAATACTCCTGCGAAACTAACTCTTTCAAATCCTTCTTCAATCAAAAAACCTGCTGCGGTGTCTTTTCCATGTCCAATCAAGCCACAAATACCGATCAATTTATTTTTCATATTACCTTCGTTTATTATGTTATCCTATTACAAACCCTAAACCACTACTTCCATCATTGAACAACGTCAATTCCGTTTCCAACTTGTCAATTTCTGCTTCTGCTGATGCCTGTAGTTCACCAGCATTCATTGTAGTACCACCTTGTGGTCCTGCGATCTGTGCGAACTTACCACGTGCTTGTGCAAGCATTAATTTAGCATGACATAATGCAAAATCCTTAATCCAAGGACCTGCGTATATATCTTTTAATAAAGCCTCTAACGGGCGATGATTAAATACATGAAGAATACATATATCGTTTGATTTCATCATTCGATGAAGAATTAATTTACTATCTGACTTACGCCATGTAAACATTATCTCTGCACCAAATAAACGACCCATTGTTTCTCTGTTTTGTTGTAAAAAATCAAAACTTGCTAAACCACCACTGCGACTTGAACCTAATAAATATGTATTCAAGTAATTTGCTTGGAATGGTTCAAAATCATTTCCTGTACCTGACGATACACCAGTTGTACGGCGGTATATATCAGTTACTTCGTCTATTTCACTAGGTAATGTATATTCTGCAACATCTTTCAATAATTCCAATGAAACATAACTTTCTTCTACCGAATTTTGTGCACGTTGACGATATTTTTCTACTGCTTTCTTGATTGATAGTTCATAGTGTTCTGGATCTAATTCCACGTCCACCATTTGACCACCTAATCGTAGTTCTATTTCTTTGATTAAATCTGATTGTGCGCTCATAAATATATTCTCCTATTATGTATATTTATGCTTTTTATACAATGATGTCCCACCTTAATCTAAACATCATAGCATCTTCTTCACGTGCTATGAAAATTCGTATTAACGGAGAAGGCGAGTTCATATCCCACTTGCCTATCAAATTATTCTGACACCACATTGATACGGTGCGATAACCTGTTAAACCTTCTGACTTGACACTCATACTATTCGTAGAAAGAAAATATGAATGTGGATATTCTTGTTTGGGATGTCGATTTACAAACTGGGCTCTGTTCATGGCTTTTAAGTCCGAATAACGATGGGAATATACGGCGCGTAGAAGAAACCATTGCTATCGGATGGTGTATTCTGTATACATGACCAATCCATCTTCCATCGTATCGCATCTAACTCAGTTTCAAATGTCACCTCATAAGGTGAAGTCTTGACAGCATTATACCGTTTCAACGCTGCATTAACGACTTCAATTTTAACGAATGATAAATTCGATCCTATTATGAAATGTTGCCATGAATCAATCAAATCAATAAATCCCGCTATACCTCTATAATTACCTGTTTTAAACTGTTCATTTAATAAATCTAGCACATATTCACTCATGATAACCAATCCATTTTCCAACGAATTGCATCCAATTCAGTTTTAAATTTCACCACATTCGTTCCATTGTACATCGCATTATATTCATTTAACGACTTATTAATTTCAAGGCGACCAGCGCATCCTTTGGTTGTCAAGAAATTTTTCCACGATGGGATGCAATTATCAAATATATTACTATCATCAATGTCAATAATCAAATCGTAACTCATTTTACTGTCTACTTGAATACTGCCAATATGATAGTTTCATCGTTAAACCTACCGTTCATCTTCGTATCTGTGGTAGTTAATCCACCAAATACTTTTAATGCTTTCGGCTTCGTGATCTTCTTATATTGTGGCAATATCTCTGCTGGTTTACGCAACGTCTTCTGCACACTCATTTCTTCATTGAAATTAAGTAGTGTAGTTCCTTTTACTTTGAAACCATCTGCATCAACTGCTACATAGATACCCATCTTACGTGTCTTACAGTTGAATACAACCGCCGCCACTGCTCCGATTAATCCACTTGGTGCTACACTTGCAATTCCATGTGATGCATCATTTGATTTATACTTTAACTTTGCAACCAACTGATCAGCCGACTTTTGCTTCACCTTACGTGGTGCTTTAGTTGCTTTTTGCTCAACAATAACAATGTCACACGCATCAATGATCTTTTTATGCATTAACGTCATAGCGGCTAATTGCTTTGTATTGAAATGAGAATAACCTTCTGCCAATTGCTCACATTCATCTTGCTTTTCTTCACTTAATTTTTTCATTGCTGCTGCTTTTGGCAATGCTGCGACTTCTAATAATTCAGCGTACATATCAGTGAAAAAACTTTTAATGATTCGTGCATGATTGGCTTTTGCTTCTGCTACAATCAGAATCGTATGTGGTTCAAAACTCGCTGCTAATTTAATATCACGAGTAACCACAAATTCCTCAATACTATCGTCTATCTCAGTACACATTACAACTGCTGCTTGTCGCATAATATCTTGAATAGTAGGACCTGCTGGTGCTTTTGCTTTAACCGCTTGTGCAGTGACCATCGTGTGCATCAATGGTGTTCCAATTTTTATCGCGTCTTCAATGCCACGTTTAACAAAGATAGATACTGGTTTCAATTCTCCAGTTGTTCCCTTTAACAAACGCCAATCATCTGCATGATTTTTTTGTAAATCAGGCATACCCGTTTCTAACAATTTAGCGTAGATACCCACTTGAACTGGTATATGTGATGCTGCTTTAACTGCTTTGATATTATCAACACTGTAGTTGTTATTTTTCATATAATCATATACATATCCACGTATATCTACAGATTTTACATTCTGGTAATACAAACGTGCAAAGTCAGCGCGTTCTTTATTGAATCTGTCACCTGACCAAGTATCCGCACCTGTCCAATCTGGATCAGTGAATCCCGTCTTGCGGTTTATTTTTGCCCTAGGCTTCTTGCGAGGTACTTTGATGGTAATTGCCATGTTGTAATTTCCTTTCGTGTTTGATTTAAATATACTATACACTACTTATCATTGTTTGTCAAATTTTTAATTAATTCTACAACGATAACTTCGCTAACATACAATCTTGTTCATTTCTAAAGAATAAATATCTTGAAGAAAATGCGTAATATGCCCAATCAGCACAACTATCCCTATTATGGGTTACTA